ACCAGTGGCGAGGGTTATATTCATTTTGGCGTGGACTTTGACGACGAATATTTCCAACAGCTAACGGCCGAAAAAATGGTGACTAAATACCGGCGCGGTTTTCCCGTAATGGAGTTTATAAAGACTAGGGATAGAAACGAGGCGCTTGACTGTCTAGCATACGCCTATGCAGCGTTGGATAATTTAAACGTCAAACTAGCCGCATTGGCTGCAAAGCGCAAGCAAAAGGCAAATGCGGTAGCGGTAGAGCCAGAGCAGGAAAGCCCATTAGCTAAACCACCACCAGTGAAAAGAACTAAGAAAGTGAGGTCAAGGAAAGGTGGGTTTGCTACCAGATACTAACTGGCAGCATTAAGAGAGTCGGAAACCCATGCCGCTAAACTTTTCCCTTTGGCGGCTTGTTCCCATTTTTGTTTTTCTTCTGGCGTGCAACGGATTTGCAAGCGAACAGATTTGGTAATGTTTTTTGCAGCGTTTTTTTGGCCAGCCATGCCATGTGGTTTTTTCATATTTATACTTCTATAAAATCATCAAATGCTTTTCTAAGTTCGACACATTGGTGCCCACTATATGATTTGACAAAGTCTTTAGCCTCGTTTAATTCTAAGAAAAAACAATTTGAAAGGTCATGGCTAATTGCTTCTTTTGCTGCATCAATTTCGGTATCAGCATCTTTTAAAGAATAGCACTCAGTCTGACCAGACCATCCAACAACGATAACCTTTTTATCTTTCTTTAAAATATCATTGTATTCATCGGGTATTTCGTCACCAAAACAATCAACGGCATTTTCGATGGTCCATTCCTCATAACAAAAATCATGGACATTTGATGCCATTTCGATTAATTCCTGGTCATTGTTTACGCTCCAAACTACAGGGCGGCTTTGATGTGGTATTTCTAAAATTATTGTTTGCATTTTATTCCCCTGGGGCCGAAGCCCCGTTATTAATTAACTTTTTACATAATTCCACTTTCGTTTTCTTCATCAAAAGAATTCCAAAAAGATTTCTTTTTAGGGGTGTTTATTTTTTTAGTTTCGGCATTAAGTCGTTCAGCTATTTCTATTTCAGTTTTATTATTTCTAAGCATTGCATTTGTTATGGTCATAATTTGCATATCGCTTAGTGTCTTATCTACTGTTTGATTTTTGTTGTTCATATAATGCTCCGCTTTTCTGTGTTTCGATTCAATAACTATATTGTACTGACAAATTGAATAGATTACAACCTTTTTATTGAAAATAAATAAAAACAAAGCGCGCTTATATACGATTGACATTAAAAGCAGATACGCCTATGCCTTTCGGCATTAGATCAAAGGCGTTTTTGTGCATGGCAAACCTATTTGATACTGCAAATTATCCAGGGCGTGAACCATTTTCACTGGTTATTGGCGACCGCTGGACTTGGAAAAAAGACGATTTTAGCGATTACCCATCATCCGCTTATACCCTTAAATATTCTTTTCGATTAGATGGTGCCGGGGCAACCGAGATTCAGATCACGGCCAGCGCCAATGGGACCGCCTTTAAAATCGAAGTGGGCGCAAGCACAACGGCAAACTACACCGCCGGCAATTATCAATGGCAATCCTATCTAACGCGCAACAGCGATAGCGAGCGCATCACCATTGACAGTGGTTACATTGAAGTCAGACCCAACCGGGACCTGGCAACAACCGACCCGCGAAGCCATTACAAAATTGTATTAGACGCCGTGGAAGCCGTGCTAGAAAAACGCGCCACAAAGGACCAGGAAGCCTATTCCATTAATGGTCGCAGCCTTACTCGCACATCTATAGAAGAATTAATGAAATTGCGCGATACCTACCGTGGTAAATATGTCGCCGAAATTAACCGGCACCGCGCCAAGAAAGGTTTGGGCCATCATGGTCGCCTACTAACGAGGTTCTTATAAAATGGGCTGGTTTAGTAAAGCCGACGAAGCGCCAAAAAAGCGCAAGCAAAAAATGAATAAGCGACGTTATGACGCTGGAATTATTGACCGTCTAACGGGTGATTTCAAAGGGTCCACATTATCTGCCAATGGTGAGTTGATTAACACTTTGCCATTAATGCGCGGACGGTCGCGTAATTTGTGCATGAACAATGATTATGCCAGGAAGTTTTTAGCCATGACGTCGGCTAATGTCGTGGGCACCCATGGCATTAAAATGCAAGCCAGGTCCAGGCGTGAAGATGGAACACTGGACCGCCAGGATAATATGTCGATTGAGGCCGCATTTGCAGCCTGGTCGAATATTGAAAACTGTACAGTGACCGGGCGACAGACTTGGATTGACGTTCAAAATATGGCCATTAAAGCGATTGCGCGCGATGGTGAAGTTTTAATAATCATGGTCCGGGGATTTAAGAACGACTTTGGGTTTGCGCTCCAGGTGATCGAAGCCGATCAATTAGACGAAACGCTAAACAAGAATTTAAGCAACGGCCACCGTATTGTCATGGGCGTCGAGTTAAATGAATGGGGCGCAGCCGTTGCGTACCATATCAGCACTAGCCACCCTGGCGATAATATAACCATATTCAACAATCGCCATTACAAGCGCGTGCCAGCGGCCGACGTGTTGCACCTATACATGGCCGAGCGCCCAGGGCAAGCCAGGGGCGTCCCCTGGATGCACACCGCGATAAACAGATTGAACCAGGTTGGCGCGTATGAGGAAGCCGAGCTAATTGCGGCGCGTATTTCTAGCAGCAAAATGGGCTTTTATACGTCCCCGGACGGCGATCAGTATGTGGGTGATGAGGACGACGACGGCAATTTATTGATGGATATGGAGCCAGGAGCCATGGAGCAATTGCCCCAGGGCGTGGACTTCAAAGCATTCGATCCACAACATCCAACGAGCGCCTACCAGGCGTTTATTAAAACCGCTTTGCGTGGTGCAGCCAGTGGCCTAAACGTGGCCTATAACACCCTGGCAAACGACCTAGAGGGCGTTAACTTTTCCTCCATACGGTCCGGCGTCCTGGAAGAAAGGGAACAATGGCGAACCATCCAAAATTGGCTATCAAATCAACTTTGCCGCCCGGTCTATCGTGCCTGGTTAGTTCAAGCACTGACAACCCAAGCCCTGGCGCTACCACAGCGGAAGTTTGAAAAATTCACAAATGTCGAATTCCAGCCGCGAGGATGGGCCTGGGTTGACCCACTCAAAGATCAGCAAGCATCAAAATTGGGAATTGAGATGGGCATCATGTCCAGGACCGAAGTTGCGGCGTCAGCCGGCCGAGATTTTGAAGATACTCTGGCGCAGCTACAAGCAGAAAACGAATTATTAAAGCAGTACGGTATAGCCGTCGAACAAGTCGAAACCCCAGGGGGGACCAATGACGAACAAGACGATTAAAACAGGCTCTTTGCATCGATCGTTTGATCTATCCAGGGACGCAATTAATGAGGAAGCCAGGACAGTTGAATTGGCTTTTTCAAGCGAGGCACCCGTGCAGCGGTGGTTCGGTGACGAAATCCTGGACCATGACGCCAAATCCATTCGCCTTGGCCGGTTGAATGACGGCGGCCCGGTCCTGGTAGATCACGATGGCACAGATCATGTGGGCGTCGTTGAGTCGGTGGTGATTTCTGGCGACCGCGTTGGGCGGGCACAGGTTCGTTTTGGGAAAAGCGACCGGGCAGAAGAAATTTGGCAAGACGTAAAAGACGGCATCCGAAAGTCTGTTTCCGTGGGTTATCGAATCCACAAAATGGCTTTGGAATCTGAAAAAGACGGCATGGAATCTTATAGGGCAACCGATTGGGAGCCATTCGAAATAAGCATGGTGAGCATTCCAGCAGACGCCGGGGTCGGCATTGGCCGGGGCGGTGATGGTGAGCATCAAACCGAAGTAACTAACATTCAAATTAAACAAGTTGAGGAATCCAAAATGGATACAAAAGCACCAGAAGTCGCACCAGTTGTCGACAATACATTTGCAATTGAGGACGTAAGAAAAGCCGAATTGGGCCGCATCACTGACATTGAAGCAATCGGAAACCAGCACGGTTTTGAAACCGACGCACGCGCAGCAATCACTAGCGGACAGTCTGCTAATGAGTTTCGCAGCCATGTGTTGAACAATATCAGCAAGCCAGCGCCAGTTGTTTCTACTGACATTGGTTTAACCGAAAAAGAAGTTCGCAATTTCTCCTTTATGCGCGCCATTCACGCATTAGCTAACCCAAGTGATCGTCGCGCACAAGATGCGGCAGCGTTTGAATTTGAAGCGTCACGCGCAGCGGCAGACCAAATGGGCAGAACAGCTCAAGGTTTGTTTGTGCCAACCGAAGTGTTAAAGCGTGATCTAAACGTGGGCACGGCGACGGCCGGCGGTAATACCGTTGCAACCGATCTTCTAGCCAATAGCTTTATTGACAGTTTAGAAAACGCCATGGTTGTTGCCGGTTTAGGCGCGACAATGTTGCGCGACCTCAATGGTAACGTGGCAATCCCGCGTCAAACCAGTGGAGCGACAGCTTATTGGGTTGCGGAATCGGCCGCTGTTACTGAAAGCCAGGCAGCGTTTGACCAGGTATCAATGACACCCAAGACGGTTGGTGCGTTCTCTGACATTAGCCGCAAGTTGTTGCTACAAAGTTCAATTGACATTGAAGGTTTTGTACGCAACGACCTGGCAATGCGTTTGGCAATGGCCATTGACCTATCGGCAATCGCTGGCACTGGTTCTAGCAACCAGCCCACCGGCATTTTAGCCACCACCGGCATTGGC